CTCTCTTGGAGTAGGTGTCGGGGCGCCGCTGTGCAGCGCCTAAGTCCGATCATGACCTAAGAGTCAGGCTCTGGACTGGTTTTCCATGTGCGACAAGCGATATTAGCTACGGCCGATTGGTTTTGCCGCCGCGGAGTTACCCCCGCCACTCATCACTTTCTTTCAACCCTCAAGAACCACTGATAGTGACCCGCTATTATAGCTGCAGTGACATCCACTCATTCACCATACTATTTGCTGTGTTCTGTACCTAGGATACCAAGATGGTCGCCTCAACTCTTCCGAGTGGGGGTGGGCGGGCCGCTATCGCAGCCCGATATTCCCATCATACCCGCTTTGCGAAGCGTAGGCATCGAGACCTAGTTGTAGGTTCAAACAGAAACGCGCATAGCACGCCGAAAAAGAGACTCACTGACTGACCACTACGGGCATTCCAATGACATTCTCGAGGGATCCGGACAAATGATCCCAACTAATATAACTCGTCTCCCAGTTGTGTCAGCCTTGCGCAACACATCAGGCGTAGCCACAATTGACTTGTGGTAGGGAGAGAGGGGAGAGAGATGCGGGCGGACCAAAATAAGACCTAAAGTTTCGAGCACCCCGTACGAACCGGGACCGAACAAGTTCCATGGTAACATGGAGACAAGGATGGTCGTCGATCCACAAGGATTTGCGAGCGTTTTCGGTAACAAACACTCGATCACCAAAGGACTTAAAATGATCGTAAACTGGCCTAGGCCAGACAAACGACCAAAGTCGCGGACCCCGCTGGAGTTGGCGGAAAGAAGGAGGTTGATAAGAAGGTGTCTGAGAGGATCGTTCTCTGTAGGAGAGGTAATCGATGGATACCCTTTCGGGTTTAACGGGAACCCCCGTCCATCTAGAAACCACGTCTCCTGCAACGTCCTTAGCCATAGTGTCGAAGACAGGGTACAGGGAAGCCTTTGGAGGCGGCCCTACAACCATTTCAACACTACGCTTTACACCTTTCTTTATGGTGGGTGCCGGCCCATCGGTAAGGGCGCGACGAAACCAAGACTTCTTGGAAAGGAGAAGGTATTCTCTTCGAGACAGAGTAGACAAGTCTATCTGCCTAGCGGCAATCTCAAAGCGCATCATACAATTCACGACGAGGCTTTTGACCTCGCCGCGAAAAGTAGACACGCCACTGAGCACCTCTGTCAAGAGACACCCGGGCTCCTTCCTGTAAGGTCTGAAGAAGGATAAGACGGGTTTTGGAGCTAGTTGTCCCCGACGGATAAAAAAACTCTGAGAGTTCAAATCCGCCGAGATGTTAGAGTAGCCGGTCTTCTCGACATTGACACAAAGGCCAAAAGTCCCAGTCACCTCTTTCCAGAGGGAAAAGAACTTCTGATCACCTGCGAAGACGCAGTCGTCGCCGTTAAACCGGCCCACCCTATTGGCCCCGCAACCTCGGGAGATATCGCTGGCGATGTCGAAACATGCCTTGTTCAAGAGACAAAGCAAGGGGAAACTTACGAGGTTTCCCATCATGCTGCCTCTCTTTATAGGGCGAATCTCACCGGTACAAGGGTTCAACCACCTAAGGTTGAAGAAAGACCCTTTGAGTACCGTCCTCTCATTCTCAGTTAACCTTTCATCCTTCGAAAGCTCATCAATCACGGCGTCGACCGCCTCAAGGTAGATGCGATCAGTAGCGGACTCGTAATCCCCACTGATAACCGCCTCCCCTTCACGACGATCGTTGATGACCTTCAAGAAGTCTTCTTTCTTTACATCCCCACGAACCAACCACCCGAAGGAGGATAGATGGTCATAAAGGGCGTTATGAACAGGTGTCAGGACCCGTTTAACACGGGCGGATTGCATCGTGACAACACGAAGCTTTCCTTTTGTCTTGGCTACCCCCAGTCTGACTAAAGAATCATCCTGGCAGCACTTCGAAGGGTCCGCGGCAAGCGTACCCCCTTCGCCCTGAGTCACCTCTAAACAACCCTGCTGGTCAGGGACGTAAACACCACTCTCACTCCTCCTAATCCCCCCCTCCACACACTCTTTTCGAGCGTTTTCCAAACGCTCCCCCCAACCGTGAGCGAGAGACCGGACGTGACGTCTGAGAAGCCAATAGGGGTCATAAGACCACCCACAATCAACCTTCTCGACATCGCGACCCATCCGGTCAGCCCACTCTTCCTTGGCCGAAAGGCCCCGATCGTGATCGCACGTACGGCACTCAGCATCAAAGATGCGCTTGCAGCTCTTAAGAGCCGAAGACAACTTCGAAGCACGTACCCTACGCCTTGCCTTACCTCCACCCGAGGATGAAGGCATACTTGACACGATCGGGACAATTCGGTCCCAATTCCCTCTTAAAGTCAAACACGTCGCGCCTGATAACTCAGGAAGCTCGCCCAGGAGTCTAAACTCCAGCTGGACGACGCGAAGTGCCTTTAAGAGGCCCCGCCTAATGGGCCCTGCTGCTGCGCAGCGGGCTGGTTTATCGGAACGGCTCTTATGTTTTTGAGCGGAACCG